TTCACCATAACTACCTGTATATGCAGGTGTGCCTGTTTCAGTACAATATAAATATTTGTTTAGGAGTTTAATATATTTTTCGTCTCGAATATGATTTATGCAAGTAAAGAATGGAATTTGAGATATTATACTTTTTGCCACGTCAAAATCCTTTCCTTTTTCTTCATTAAATCTTTTAGTTTCAAGGGCAATCAATTCTATGACTGCCCAAATATCATCAATAGATCTAAACTCTCTTGTTTCGTAACCTAATTCGGTTTTTACAGGTAATTGTGCTTCGTATGGAAATTCACAATATTGACAGCCTCCACAGCTATCAGACATAATTGTCAGTTCTACTTGGAGGCTTTCCCTTCCCCCACTAAAAGATATTCCTGCATTTTTACAAATATTTCAGTTCTATCTTGAAGTGTTAAAGTTTTAAGAAACTTATCAGATGTATCACCATTAACGCCAAGGCGAATCCATCAGGTATGAAAATGATGAA